TGTAGCCTTCAGGCGACAGCTCACCCCAACCGCCAGTCTTCGGGTTGACGATGTGCCAGTGCAATCCGCTGCGTTCACAGGAAACACGATCCACCTGGCTCGGTATTGGCGGCATTGATGGATGGCTATGCACAACGGCGATAACCTCGCCTGCGTCTTCTGCTGCTGCGAAATCCTCCGGGTCAAGGATGAACTGATCTGCCCCAGTCGCCAGGTTCTTGCACGGCCAGTAACGCTTGCGCCCCTTGACAACCACCACCAAACCGCACGCTTCACGCGGATCCTCAGCCTGTGCATGAGCCAGTGCGTCAGCTTTCCACTTCATGTGAAGAATGTCCCAACGCCCGGATAAGACCCGAAGGGTAGTTCAGCCAGATTGCCGAAGCGCAGCTTGCAGCTACTAAGACGCTTGCCGCATTCGTCACCACTGCCCCCAAGATCATTGGCAAAAGGCGGCGATGTTTGCCAAGCGGTGAAAGCTGCATCACGAGCGGCTAAGGCGTTGTCGTAATTGGTCTTGGCAGTGTTGTAGGTAGACAATGCGCTGTTGTAGGCGGTTTGAGCAGCAACAACGGCGGAGTTGTCATACGCCCAGCGTTCGATTTCCCAGTATTTGGCGCTTTTGATGTACCAGCCATAAAGGGGCAATGGTTGTTCAGCACCTTTGCGGTACACATCACCAAGACTGACAATGTTGCCATCCCATTTGGCGGTCTCTGGACTGCCAGTGAACTGAATAATCAGGTTCGGACCGGAGGTGTCAAAACGAGTTTCAGCTTTGTACCAGTTGCCCTGCGCTGAGTTGAGGTTGTTCTTCGCTGTATTCAATGCTGAAGTTGCATTGGCTAGCGGCGTCACGGTTGCATCAAAGGTTGCCTTCGCCGCGTAGTAAGCAATCGCCTGCGGTGAGCTTGTGACACCGGGCAGCAAAGTATCATCCGCATTGGCAATCGGTGGACCGGAATAGCTGCATTCGGTGGAGCGATACACCCACTGGCAGCGGTTGGCGATGCACTGCCGCTTCGGCGCACGTACACCAGCAAGGTCAAACGCTGCTGCCAGCTCCCATTCGACAACATCCCGATTCTCCGCGACCTTGCGATCTAGGTAATACACCTCACGCGGGAACTCAGCCGTGGGGTCTGGCGTGCCATAAGGATTGGTGCCACCCGTGAAATTCGCAGCATCGAGATAACGAGCCAGCGTGCGGATGCGGGTCAGCTTGGCACCATTAAGGTCATTGCCCGAGCTGGTGCTATTAACCGTCAGCAGGATTGCCGTGATCGTGCCGAAGATATTGCTGACGCGGATCTTGGGTCTAGGTAATTGACCGTTGCCGGTGTACTCAAATCCATCAGCCTCAATCGGATACCGCTGGTAGGTATTGCCCGCCCAGACCACATCACCATTTGACAGCTCGTTCGTACCAGCATGGAAGCGGAAGATCGTGTTCGCGCCATGCAACGCCGTGACAAGCTGCAACTCATACAGCTCGATGATGCTGCTTGGATTGATCTTCTGAAGTTCTGAGGTTGGGACTGCCATTAGGGTTCAAAAACCTGTCGGAATTTGGCTTGAATAGTATTGATATTTGCTGCCACCAATGTTGTAGACCATTCATCACAAACCCATTTTGCGGCTGATCCATATGGCGGAGTCCAATCGAAAGATTCCACCGCACCACGAGCTTCCAAAAAGCTCAGAATATTATTTCGTTCAGTATCCGTGCGGTTGGCAAAAGTAAGCTGCCATTCCACTGGTTGATTGTGCAAACCAAAAGTCACTCGCTGCTCGTATCCATCGCCAAATTGAACGCGGCGAACAACAGGACGACTAGATTCCGAAGCCTCAAAATCTGGGATGTAAGTAAAAGTAGCCATCAGAGCAAACCTCCAGGACGCTTCTGCTTGAGCAATTCTTGCTGAACAGCAATGCTGACAGCTTTAGCCAATTGGCTGGCTTGTCCTTGATCGCCCTGAACACTAGTACCTTTTGCGTCTACGTTCACTGTGACGTTGACACCACTTCCGCCGCCTTGCATGGTGACCGGAATTGAACGTCCATCAGGCAGTGGCACATACGCTTCAGGTTGACGACCTTCGCCAAACATCGCAAGTTGTGGACTGTTGGCGATACCACCTGCTGCATACCGTTTAAGAGGAACTGGACCGTTTGAGGTCATAATTCCACCTATCGCAAACCCAAACAAATTCTTACCAATAGAGCTACCTTGAAAAATTCCTTTAAGAGCTGAAAAGATTGCGGCACGAGCAAAAATTTTAGATAGATCAGCAAGGATTGATTGGGTTAAATCAGCAAAATTAGCTTTGCCAGTTATTGCAAATTCAGCTAACTGATCGCCTAAGGAAGAAAAAGCATTACCAATTGAAGCGCCAAGATTTGCGCCAAGATTTAACGCTGCATCGCTAATAGACTTGAATGATGATTTAAAGCTTTCGGCAAATGTTTTGGCTTTATTTGTTTCTTCAAGTGCAGCGCGTAAACGCGCAATTTGCTCCTCGGTGGCAGTTGGATATTTTGCAATAAATTCATCAATTTGACGAGTAATCAGAAGTCTTTTTGCTTCTTGCTCGTTAATTTTTCCAGATTTAATTTCTGCATCTTGAAGCACTTTATTGATTTCTTTTTGAACATCAAGCGCTTTTATTGCCTCTTCCCCATAACCGCTAAATGCCGCTTCAATTGATCTCCTAAGTTTTTCTTCATTCTTAAGACTTTCCGCAATTGCTTGATTTCGTCCAATTTGACCGCGTTCAAACTTTAAGGATGTTTGCAATTCATCGAGCTTGAACTGAACAGCATCAGCTTGAATATCAAGTCCAGCTTTATTGAGAAGATTGATTTCTTTGATCAAATCAAGCTCTTCTTTTGTTAGATCAACAATTTCTTTTCCTTTTTTTGCTTTTGAATCACCACCGCCAACTTCTTCACCAGCAGTTATTGGTCTACCAGCGCCAGCACCAAAGCTTGATGGCGTAAACTCTGGAAACAAAAGATTTTGAATTTTGTCAGTATAACCAGAAGATTTGGCGGCTTTGGTTGCACCATCAATTAACTGGTTAAACCGTGCCGTGTAAAACTTTTCAGCTTCGCCAGCCTTTAGAAATGTAAAAAAACCAAACCTTGACTCGGTTTCTCGTCGCGCTTGAGTTTGAAATTGTTCAATTCGTTTTGGCGTTAAAGACTGTGCCGCCTTTGCTCTATTGATTGCATCCTCAACGCGTGCAAGAACGGTATTTAGATTGCCAAGAATTGCACTAAAAGCAGCATTGAAAACACCAACAAAAAACTTGGCAAAACTACCAACAAGTTTGCCGATTTCATTAAAACCAATAGCCAAGACAGTGATGACACGTTTAATTGTGTCTTCATTTTTTAAAGCGAATTCAATAAGACCACGAAAATAATTCTGAAAACCAGCGCCGACAACCTGGAAAAAACCACCATATGCAACAGTGGCAAAGTCAAGTGATACTTTTAATCTTGCTCCAGCATTTTCAGGCGCATCAGCCAAAATTGAAGCAGTCTCACCGTAGCGCTTGTATAACTCTTCGCTGAATTTCAAGAAGTCAGCGAGTGTGACCTTCCCATCTTCAAGAGCTTTATCAAGTTGTTGCGGAGTTTTGTCAATTGCCTGCGCAAAAATTGTGAATGCACCAGGCAAACGCTCACCAATCTGTTGACGTAGTTCTTCGGCTGATACCTTGCCTTTACTGAATACCTGCGCGGTTGCACGCAAAGCAGAATTTAAGTCTTCTGCTCTACCACCGGTTGCAACAATTGCAGAAGCAATTCCCCTAAAAACAGAAGTTGTTTCCTTAGTGCTAAAACCAGCGCCAACAACAGATGCCTTTAGCTTGGTGTACTGCTCAGTTGCATCACGCAAAGGCAACAGATATGCATTGCTTAGTTGCGTTACATCCGCAATGCTTTTTGTGTAATCAGCCTGATCTGTGCTGACACCAGCAAGTGCAATTTTGTACTTGTTGATTTGCGCGACATTTTCAGCAATTGCAGCAAATTGTTGGCGTAAAGCACTAACCTGCGCACCAATTGCAGCGCCAGCTAATGCTCCAGGAACACCACCAGCAACGCCACCAATAGCACCACCAATCAAGCCTTCTGGACCACCAAAAACACCACCAGAAGCAACAGCACCGAGCGTTTGAGCAAGTTTTGCACCACGGCCACCAGCCTGCTTGCCTTCAACTTGCGCTAACTGCTTATCAAGACGCGCAATTTCTGCAGTGGCTTGTTTAAAAGCATCACTACCAAGAGTTGCGGAACGACGAATTGCATCAAAAGCTTCCTTCTGACGCTGTAAACCGTTAATCGAGCGATTGGTTGCGGAATCTAAGCTGCGAACACTGTCCAGCAGTTTGTTGAAATCATTGCTGCTGGCTTTTGCTTCTGATGAAACACCACGAACTGCAACGCGCAGACGGTTCAAGCCTTCAAGGTTTTCAACCTCGGCTCTGACGCGCAATACCGTGGATTGATCAGCCATTACTTACTCCGTTGTTCTTGAAAGCAGGTAAGCGCGGTTGCTTCCATGATGCGGATACCTTCGAACAAGGCGACCGGATCCATCACTGCATACAGCTTACAGAGCCATTCCAAACTCGGGTAGTTCAACCCAACAGCACCAGCAACACCAACAACCCATTGCGTCTGCATGCGCATAAACATTTGAACTGTTTCCCAGTTCTCCTCCCAAATCTCGCAGTTTTCAGGATCCTTACGAGATTGCAAATTAGAAATGGCTTCAGGCATCAAACCCAAAGCCTTCAAATCTTCGTCAGTTTCCTCCTCGCCCGCCTGAGCCATGCCGCACCAATAACGTGCGGCGTCTTCTAGTTTTTTGCCAGCACTCCAGCAACGCTGTCGGCGTAGGCAGTGATCAATCCACGGATGACATAGGGATCATCCAGCATTTCTTTTTTGTTCTTCTGGGTAAACGGGATTTCTTTCCCATCGTCATCCAGAACGCCATCCCAGCCTTCAAGGATTTGCTCAACAAGGGCATCCTCACCCTTCTCAAGCAAATCCACAAAGGACGATCGGCTCATTCGTTTGAAGACTGCATCGAATGTTTGTTTTTCAAACTTGCCGCCATCAATAGGTGTTTCTACTGAAACCGGCCACTTGTACGAAGCAGTCTTCTTGAGAACGAATGCCATGCGGTTTAGGTGTAAGCCAGAGTGAACTCGTCGTTACCCGAGGAAGTGGGTACGAGAGTATACGGCAGATTCAGCATAACAACGCCATTGTCCTCTGCATACGTGGGTCCACCAAGGCTCACACCACCAGAAGCGGTAGCCAAGTCAATGATGTTTCCGGCAGTGGTGCCATGCGTGATGCTGAAAGCACCAGTGGTGCCTGCCACAGCATTGGAGAAGAAGTCTTTGGTCGCCAAGCTGACCATCTCAATCGCAAGGCTGCCGTTACCGGCGCGGTTCACGATGCTGACTTCCTTGTCGCTGTTCACCAGTTCGCGGTACACCACTTCATTGCCCACATCCAGTGTGCAGCTCTGCAGCGGGATGGCGCTAGAGGCGTACAGGGTAAAGGCGGTGGTGTTGGTGTCGTTGAAGATCTGAGGAGCCGCCTGATTGGTGTAGGTCGGAGTCGGATCTGCAGTATCAGTGGGAGCGTTGTACTGACCGGTCATCGTGAAGGAGATGATCGGAATTTGGTTGGCGGTCAGGTTCAGTGAGAAGGTGCCACGCGCACCAGTCACTTTGTGACGCACACCATCAAGCGAGAAGTAAATGGTGCAGGAGCTGAAGCTGCTAGACACCGGAGCGTAAGTAACGCTGGTGCTTGCAACCACGGTCTCGCTAAAACCGCATGCCTTGAGCAAGCCGCCATAACGAGGCGCAGTACCAGCAGTACCAGAACCCGAGTATTCCACCTCAAAAGTCACCACCACACGAGTGTTGGCAATCAACTGAGGAGAGTTGCCCAGATAGGGACGAATCAGGTCTCGACTAAGAACCTCGGATTCGACTGGAGTGATTTCAAGGTTCCGAACTTGGACAGCGTCGCTTCCAGCCGGAGTGGAATCCGTGCCGTACGTTGACTCAGTCTTAACAAGGACGGTCCGCTTCCGGTAAAGCTTCGCCATCGGTTTGGTCTCCTAAGAGATCAGTTTCTTCCAACAGTTTAAGCTCACCAGTCTCAACGTCAAAGAGATAAGTACCTCCGACGCCGGGATTAGGCACTGGCTTGGGAGTTTTGCTCTTAGCCATGAGATCAACCTGCTGTGGTCAGGTCAGATCGCGCTGAACGATACATGACCATGTAGTCCATGCTAATCACAACAAGTGGAATATCTGCTTCGTAAAGACTGAAATCAACACGGTCAGGGTCAATGTCCAATGCGTACCCATTGCACGTCGGATCGTCCATGATTTTTTTATGGACTTGTTGAGTGTATTCGTCTGCGTCGTCATCAGGATTATTAGCGCGAACAAGAACGCTTACTCGAACCCGCAAAGACCATTGCAGTTTGCTTGAAAAAACTTCAGACGGCTGATCTGTAACCGGTTCAACAATCACCGCTGGGCATTCACCACGCGCTAATGGTTCAACACGACTGCGATAAACAGTTGCGCCAGTGATGCTGCTGAGATTGCTGGCAATCCTGGAAAGGATCAATTCGCGACGTGTGTCTGCCATCAGGTGCAAGCCATAGTGGTAGTCAAGGTGTAGCCGTTTGTGATGTTGGCAACGGTCATGCGGATGTATTTCGCCATGATGCCGTCATAGTGATCGCAAAACGTACCAGTCCCTTTTGTTTTTGTGTCGGCAAGGTTGTACCAGTTTGTGCCGTCTAAACTTCCCTGTTCGGTGAATTCAATATTGCCGCCAGTAATTACGTGCTGAAAGGTGAAAAGCGTTGCCTGCACTTCAATTGCTGCGCTGCTGCCAACAGCAGTCAAAGTGTCAAAAGTGTGAATGTTGTCGGAGAGTTCGCCGCTGAGACCAATTACACGAGCCATCAGACCTTGCTCAACAACAGCTCAGAAAAAATTCCGTCGTCAATTGCGCGATTTTCACGCACGGTGTAAGACGAACCACCGACAGTAATAGAAGTGCCGCGAGTGGCAGAACTTACATCAGAAGTTTTCGCGGTAAGCAAATACTCCCGACTTAAAGCCATACCACCCGCGATCACATCCACAGGCGAATCCAAAATGCCAACAAAACTTGCACCTGCACCAATTTGGCAAGTAACGCCAAACTCGTCAGTGTTCAAGAAAGCCAGCGTTTCAGAAAGCGCCATCAGGATCAGTTGCCGTACTTCTTGCTGTAAACCAGCGAGACGCCGTACACAAACACAGGAGAAGTGCCACCAAGGGTGCCAACAGCACGCACATAACGGCGCACATCGTTGGTGTTGATGCTGATCTTCTCGAAGCCAGCAGCGGCGTTGGTGACCTCAGTAAAGGTCTTGCCGGTGATGTCTGCCCAAGAAGAGTTGTCAGCCGAATCCTGAAGCTTGACGTTCAGGGTAGGGGAAGTGCCGCTGCCAGCCTCAGAATCAAGGATGACAATGGCTTCGCCTTCAGCATCGTTAGACCCTTGCAGGTCGAAACCGGTGCCGTTAGCAGAAGCGTTGCGGGAATCAGCGCCAAGCAGGCTGGCGATGTAGGTCTTAGACCCGAGGTTGTGGATCATTGGTCTTTCTCCGTTTGGGAGCGGGTTTGCTGATTTGAGGCTCTTCGTCAGCCTCGATCACAACTTCCTGAGGCAAAGGAGCGGGAATGGCTTTCTGGATGCCGATCAACAACAAGGCTGATCTTTTGTCGGTTTCGACAATGTCACCAACTTTCACCTCTTTGAGGTCAACGATGGTGTTACGAAGCATCTGAATGCGCATACCCGCTCCTAATTATCAGGACAGTTTGCAGATGGATTCAGGGTGACGGATAGCCACGTCATAGTCCTGCATGGCGACCACACGCACGGTGCCGGAAGCGGAACCGGTGTAAGGATCAACCATGATGTCCAGACCGCTCCAGAAGCCGATCATGATGTCGCTGAAGTTAGCGAACACCGCAGTGTTGTTCGGCATGGAGTTGGACACATAAGCCGAGTAACCGTTGATGGTGTTGTCGGCTTCGTAAACGAAGATGCCGTTGGTGCCGGAAGCTTTCTCGGTGGTCTTCAGAGTTCCGCGCAGAGCGGAGTTCATCAAATAACCGAGAGTCCCCATCAGGGCGTTATCGGTGCTGAGAGCAGCTTCAGCGTTCACATAATCAGCGAACGTGGTGTAGCCAGACTCAGTGTTGATGCCGGTAACGTTCAGGAAACCAAGCGGATAAGAACCGGTGCCGGTGCCGTTGATGGCTTGGTTCTCAACTTCGATAGCAATCTGCTGAGCCAGATCACGACGGACGAGGTTCTCGATGTCGATGCTGGACTGAAGCAGAAGGCGACGGCTGTAGTCGGTCAGAGCACCGATGGTGCGAGGCTGCATCGTCACCTGATCAACGGTGAGCTGCGATTCGGTGATGGCACCAGACTCAGCCACGTGATAGGTGGTTGCACCGCCGGATTGACGGGGAATTGCAACCATGCCCTGCAGACCGGTCATGACGTTGGCACCTGCAGTTTGCAGAACCAGAGCCTTACGGAGCAGGTCGATGAAGCTATCGCTCATCAGGTCGGTAGCGACCAGATCACCACCACCAGAAGCAGAGCCGACGGTCAAATCGCGACGACCAAAACCCAGCACATCGGCAGGGATCAGGATGCCACGAGCTTCCTTACCGGACTTCTCCTGAGCAGCACGGCTGACCTCGAGTTCGAAACCAGCAGCACGCTGAGCTTCTTGGCTGTTGGGGTGAGCCAGAGCGTTGATGGCACGCACGAAGCTGTACTCACGACGCTCTTTGCTGGACATGCCGATTTCGGCGTCCTTAGCGTTGATCGGCTTCTCCTGCACACCCATCTTTTCGAGAAGGGCGGTACGAAGCTCATCCAGGCTGCGGGAGTTAGCGATGAACTCCTGAGCCAGTTCAATGTTCTTGGTACGTTGACCAAGGGCGATCATGTCGGCTGCTTCCTTCGCCTTGGCTTGTACAGCCTCAGCGCGGATAGCCTCAACGTTGAGGTTTTGATCCACGGTAGTAACTCCGTTGAAGGTGTTTTCCACGGCTGACGCCGTATCTACGCCTTTATTATTAAAGGCGCTGCGACCAATGCCAACCGATTGATCAGCAGGCACGGTCACCAAGCTAATCTCAAACGGTTGGAAGTTGGTAGCACGATAAGTCACTGGTGAAGTGGACTCATCGGCTTCCATCGCATTGATCTTGTAGCCGAAGCTGACGTTACGGATGATTCCATCCTTGATCAGCTCCTGCATTTCGCGTCCAAGTTCATTGTTCGCGAGCTTCACACGTGCATATGCACGCTTGTTTTTGATATATGCCTTTTGAACAACACCAACAATCCGATCTGGATCGTGTTGATAAAGAAGAGGTGCGCCGTCGTTGAGGCGAGTGAGATCCATGGATTTTGCATCCATGTTTAATACTTCCATCCCGTAATAACGCTCTACGGGTGCTTCACTGGCGAATGGAAATTCAAGGGTGCGATCTTCGTCGGCACTGCGGAATTCAGCAGTGAAAGAACGCTTTACAGTCTCGCCTTCAAGGAAACGCAACGCCGAGATTTTGCGGAGTTCAGAGAACTTATGACCAACCATGGTCTCGGTCTCTTCGTAGTTGCCATCTTGACGGCGATACACGCGAATCAAAGCAGCGGGATCTTCTTCCGATGCATTGATGCTAAATGACGAATCAGGAACGCCAAGTACACCTTCACGCATCACATGTTCAATTTTTCCACGTGCAGTGCCACCGCTCGAATCCCATTCGACGAAATCACCAACTTTCAATGCATCAGGTGCAGCACGCTCTTCTTCGCGTTCACCAGTTGCCTCTTCAAACATCATCGGATCAAAGTCATGATCGCTAAGCCACTGACGTGCTTCTGCAGGTGTAAAGCGATCAGCATCAAAGCGGATTGCTTGTAGTTCGCTGGTGCCTTCTTTGATGCCATAAATTGCATCAATACCAGCGCCGAATTCATCATTGACGCGGCGAATGCTGTCGTACTGATCAGGGTCAGTCAGGCGTGCAGCATGCTCGTTGGGATAAGGGCGAGCTTCTTCGATCACATCCATGGCGCGTTCACGTGCTTTTTTGATGGCTTTGGATTTCATGTTGCTCCAAGACTGACCGGAATCTCCTCCCCATGCCGCCCATGCTACGCGACCCGGAGACGGATAGTCATCACCATCGGGACGAAATCCTTTTCCTTGTTTATCAACAGCATGACGGGCGAACCATGCCGCCATCGTGATCACGGTGTCAGGACTCAGCTCATCACCTGACAGGATCTGACTGGCACGGGTAGCAGCAACATCAGTGCCACCCGGACGACCTTCTTTTTTCCATGCCCGATACCGACGAGCCTCAGCCTGCATGCCTTTTGTAGGAGTAAGGTCGATCGCCTTACCAGCAACGTCAGCCATCAGTCGATGTCTTCCAACTCAGGTTCTTCTTCATGTTGTACCGGATGTTCTGTAGGTGGTACAGGAGTCGGCTGACTTACACCGTTATTGGAAACCTGTGAAGGATCAGTATCGAGGACAATGCCAAGTTCATCGGCAACCGCAAGTTCATGCTGCCGTTGACGCATCTGATCTTCGAAATCACCACCATGCAGAGCGATGACCTGCGAAAGGGTCATGATGCCGCTGCGGATCAGCTCCTTGTAAGCAGCAGCTTCCTTCTGCGGATCAACAAACTGAGCAGCAGGTGCGATCCACTTGGCTTCTTCATAGCGCTGTGGATTTGACTCAAAGCCGGGCAGATCCAGTACACCAGCCAAGACCGCCATCTCAAGCCAACGCTCGTAGACCTCTTCACACAGCGATTCGATCAAATACTGCTGCAGCACCTTGTAGTGCGTGCGAGTTTCGAGCAGCTCTAGGCGCGAAGAGCTGTAATTGCTCTGCGAGAAATCTGAGCTGACTTGCGTATAACTACAGCCAATCCCAGCAGCCACAGCTCGCAGCATTTGCTGGACAAAAGGAGTAAACGCATCATCAGGGCGATTGGGAGTGAAGAATTGCATTTCTTCGCCCGGTGCCAATCGACGGATGCTGCCGGGAGAGAAGTCGAGGACAGACTCCTGATCAAACGTGCCATCTTCAAACAGCTCCTGATCCGGCGTCTTAACGAACGCCATCATGCTGCTGCTGGCACGGGCAGCGACGATCTCCGCTTCTTCGTATCCAGACAAATTACGAAGGCGCATGATTGCCGTAGCAAACGCGCTAACACCACGCGTCTGACCGGGACGATCAATTAGGTAGAGATGGATGATGTCATCAGCGGGAATGCGAATCCGCTTCTTGACTGCCTTTTGCGCGTAGCTGAATTGATAATCGCCGGGATGGTAATCAAAGAAGTGATAAGCAATCGGGCGTCCCCACTTATCAATCTCAACACCCATCCGAATCTCATTGCCGTCTTTCGTGATGGTGTTGTAGTCATCATCCAGCAGATCAGATTCGATCAGCTCCAGACCAAGCGGCACTTTGCTGTTGCCGAATGACTGACGAACAAGACGGATGAACACCTCACCCGATTCGAGCATTGAGGTGACAGCAAGACGCTGGATGTCATACCAGCTCAGCTTGCCGCCAACATGACAACGCTTAGCGCTAGTCCAGCGATCAAATTCTTCCTCGATGCGGCGGTTGATGTCATCAGCAAGGCGACCACCACGCTGCATACGCACTTGCGCTTGATGACGAATACCAGTGCCGACAACGTTATTTTTTACGGCACGAAGCGCAGATTTTGCGAAATCTGAATCGCGAACAAGCTGTCGTGCGCGGTTCCGCAACATGCGGATGCTGCCGCGAACTTCACTATCAGCAGAAGTCGCCTGACTGATCCAATCAGAAGTAAGGCGATTGTTCTGTGCAGCGGCATAAGCACGCTTGAGGTTCCAGTTTCTCTCCTTCGCCTCTTGCAGTTGCTTACGCAACGCGTTGGTACGACCAAACCCCAAGAAAGCCATTAACGGAACCTCACTTTGGCGAGACCAGGATTACCAAGACCCTGACGGATCTTTTCGCGGCGTCGCTCCATTGCAACCTCATTTTGCAACGTGCTGCGCAATTCGAGCAG